CCGAAATACAAGAACTTGAAACTCTTCTAAAAGTAAGAGAAATTGATGTTTCACGTAAGCGATTAAAAACTATAGACCAGGATAGTAATAAAAATTACGAGTTTCTTTTCAAAGCCATCAACGAGCAAAAATATAATGAAAGAGGTGAGCTAACTTCCGGATATAGGGGTTGTGCTTTAGAAGGCTCTTCGCGTTCCGGCAAAACATGGTCGGGTGTTGATATAATTATATGGCTCGCCCTTTACTATGAAAAAAACGGATGCACGATTAATATTTACCGACAAACTTACAACGAGTTCAAAACAACTCTTTATGATGATTTCAAACGCAGGCTTGATAGTTTCGGTTTGCCAAATCCCTTTCATGCCGCTAAGGAGATAAAAAGCTTTAAGATTAGCAAAACAACTATTTATTTTCTTGGTGACGGAAAACATGGTGGCGGGTGCGATTATGCTTTTTTTAATGAAATGATGTTCATTGAGCAACATGTGTTTGATCAAACAGAAATGAGGTGTAGAAAGTTTTGGTGGGCAGATTACAANCCNTCNGTAACCGATCATTGGTTCTTTGATAAGGTTTTGCCACGCCANGATGTTGGTTTTATTCGAACCACTTACAAAGATAATTTACAACACATATCTTTTGGAGAGCTCAATAAAATTAAAGGATATGAACCATGGGAAAGTGATACTTATGTTGTGAAAGATGGTGATATATTTTATAACGGTTCGATTGTCACAGAAACCAATCAGCCACCTCCAAACATTGAAAACATAAATGCCGGTACCGCAGATGAATTTCTTTGGAAGGTATATGGATTAGGATTAAGAGGTGCGATGAAAGGCGTTATTTTCAAACACGTTGAATGGGTTGATTCTTTTCCCGATATGGGTTATGCTTACGGAATGGATTTTGGCTTTACCGTTGACCCAACAACAATTGTAAAACATGCAGAAGATGATCACAATATATGGCTTGAATTACTTTGTTATCAACCAATAGAAACGCCAAAAGAAATATCTGATTATATGGAAGCTATTGGAATAGAAAAAGAATTACCAATAACAGCTGATTCATCAGATAAGCATGTGAGCGAAAATAAAGGCTCTATTGAAATGGTTAAAGGGCTTCGAAAATTAGGCTGGAAGGTTTCAAAGGTTAGTAAAACAAAAGGGGTTATGTATTGGGTTAACTCTATGAAGAGAAAGAAAATACATATTGTTAAAAACCAATTCTATCAACAAGCTAAAAAAGAAAAAGAGAATTACAGAATGAAAGAAATTAACGGCATAGCAATCAACCAGCCTATAGATGATCACAACCATTTTTGGGATGGTGGAAGATATGGACACATGGCATGGAATGGTTCCAGCCAGATTTTTACAACCGAATCCGCAGTAATAAACCAAATACCTTACTAATTAAATACCATAACCATGTTAGAAATTATCGAACTACTAAGAACGAATCCTGAATCAGCTTTTGCTAAAATCAAAACGCTCACTAAGGATGTTGCTAAAATTGAACAATACCGAAAGGAATACAAAGAACACGACCGAACCATTAGAGATACCCAGGTTGGTAAAACGCAAATGGATAAGGTAATTCAAGGAAAACCAACAGTTAAAGCGGTTAGAATTCCCATCAACTTTGCAAAGAAAATTGTAAATACTTCTACTGCTTTTGAAGTAGGCAAACCTGTTACTCTTATTGCTTCAGAAGATAACAGCTTATCTGCACTTGTGAAACAGATTTGGAGAACACTTAGAATTGATGCAATCATTCAGCAATTGGTGATGTCTAAAAAATCAGAAACTCAATCTGCAATACAGTTCTATGTGGTTGATGTAGAGCAAACCTCTTTGCTTAATAAAATACTTACCAAGCTTGGATTAAAAACGCAGGCCAAAGAAATAAAGGTGAAGCATTTGATAAACTCCAAAGGTATTATGACTCCTGTTTTTGATGAGCAGGACAGCATGATTCTTTTTATGTGGGAGTTTAAAACGCTAAACATCGATGGTAAAGCAATAAACAACGTCCAAGTATGGGATAAAGTAAATCGTTATGATTATTCAGATGCATCAGGCTCTATGATTGCAACTGAAACCAAACCACATGGATTTGACCGCATTCCTATTGTTTACGTTTCACAAGACGAGCCGGAATGGTTTGATGTAAAAGAAATGATTGATAGATTAGAAACCACTTTGTCAAAATTAGGAGGTTCGAATGATTATACTGCTTATCCGCTTTTGAAAATATTTGGAGAAATAGAATCTTTCCCTGAAAAAGAGCAGAACGGAAAGGTGTTGCAGTTTCCAATAAAAGTAAATGATGAAGGAAAAGAGGTAAAAGGAGATGCTCAGTTTTTAGAATCTCAAGGAGCTTCTGAAAGTATGGAGTTAGAACTTGAAAAACTTGAATCCTTTATCTATTCTATTTCCGACACTCCGAACTTATCATTTGATAACGTTAAGGGAATAGGCAGTTTATCAGGTGTGGCAATAAAATTGATGTTTATGGGAGCAATCATCAAAGCATCTATCAATGAAGGTTACAACCGGACCATGATTGAGCGAATGATTAATATCATCATATCCGGTATCACTAATACTACAAACACTTCTTTGTCAAATGAAGCTAATGGTTTGTATTATGAAATTCAATTCAATTCCGTTCTTCCGGATGATTTAAAAGAAGCGGTTGAAATTGCAAGTTCAGCAGTTGAAGCCGGCATTATGTCCAAGAAAACCGCTGTTGAGTATCTTGGAATGAATGAAGATACTGATGAGGAATTAGGATTGATTGAAGGCGATCGTGAAGTTACCGAAACATTGAACACTCAAGTTTAGAAATCCCATAAATAACACAACTCAAAACCACTCTCAAAAGGAGTGGTTTTTTTTGTTTGTTAAAAAAATTATTTAGAATGATTCTAAATAACCTAATATTTATTACATTTGTGTCCAACACATTAACTATTAATCAATTTAAACAACATGGCAGTAGACAAATTAAAAGTGATTGCAAGACTTAAGGCTTTATTCCCTAAGGCTAATTTATCACAAAAGAGGTTAGACGCATTGGCGGATAAACTCGCAAAAAAACCAGCTGATGATGCTGATGATGTAGCTATTGATGCAGTAATCAATGACTTTAACGAGATTCTAAGCATTGAGGATATCGCCCGTGAGGACGATAGACTACGAACTTTAGAAGCGGAAAAGAACAAGCCTAAACCAACAGACCCGCCAAAACCGGAACCAACACCTGCTCCAAATCCGGAACCACCTAAACCAGATGATACTCCGGCATGGGCTAAAGCAATGGTTGACAAGCTTGAAAAAGTTACTACAGAACTAGAAACCATCAAAACAGGTGAAGTTGTGAAAACCAAACAACAGACCGCTCAATCATTGATTGATAAGTCTGAGGTTTTGAAAAACTTAAAGCCTGAAATCAAAAACAGTTGGGTTAAACGCATTGACTTAAATTCAGAAACACCATTCGAAGAGCAGGTAACTGCTTTGGAAGCGGAATATACTGATTTAGTTCAAGTGAGCGTAAATGCTACTTCCCATGCAGGTGCAGCAGGTGGTGGACAAGCTCCATCAACTGTAAACGAAAAAGAAATTGAGAAGTTGGTTAACGAAATGTAAACTAATTATTAATCAAAAAATTTAAAAGATGCCAACAGTAGATTTAAACAATACACCGGTTGAATACGATACTACGTTTGACGTTATCGTAATCAAGAAAGTCGTTCACGACATCCCGGGTGGAAAAACACTTGATGTAACAGGAGTTGCTGATTCAGTGTTAAAAGCAGGGCGTGTTATCATCGAGCAAACCTCGAACAAAGCATTAAAGCCACTTGGGATTACAAGCGGTGCTTATGATGCACTTCCAGAAGGACATACCTACAAAGGTATTTTAGTTGCTACAATCTTAACTAAGAAGCCTTTTGCTTCGGTTATGTTAAGTGGCGACATGAATGAAGAAGCTGCAATCAATTATGGTTTGCCAGCAGTACCTGCCGGAGCGAAAACCGCTTTAGGAAATCACATTTTATTCACTCAAGACTAATTTAAAGAATTATGGAAAAGTCATTATTCCCACAATGGGTGGATAAGTTGTTTAAAACTATTGCCCTTAAAGTTGTAGAAAAACTAAATGGAACTAAAAATCCTTTAGTGTATTTCCACAGAACTATGCTACGAAAAGAATTTAGCCCAACTTTGAAATGGGGTTCTTTGTCGGTCAACAATAACGTTGTGGCTGCGGATGTAGTTGCAATGGATTCTTCATTGCCATTAAAAAAACGCGATTCATTGCGTAAAGCAGATGGTGATATTCCTAAAATCGGTATGAAATTATCGTTGAACGAAAACACAATGAACGAACTAAACATCTTGCTTTCTATGGGAGGTCAGGATAGTGAAGTTATTAAAAAGTTGTTTGGTGATACAGATAAAGCGATTTCCGGTGTTTGGGAGCGTTTAGAATATATGTTTCATGAGGCATTATCAACAGGATATGCTCTAGTTCCGGATGAAGATAATCCAGGCTTAGGTATTCGCGTTGATTTTGGACATCCAAATTCAAACAAATACGGTGTAGCTACTGTTTGGACAGACACCACAAACGCAACTCCAATTGATGATATCAATCATGTTCTACAAAAAGCAAGAAATAACGGTGATACAATTCGCTATATCTTGATGGACATGAACGCATGGAATCAATTCAAGAGAAACGCACAAGTGAGAGCTGAATACGGATTTAGTTTAGGATTCACAGGCACGAACGTTCCTAATGTTCCATCTGTTGAAAAAGCAAACGAATTCTTATCATCTTCTTATGGTGTTACAATTACCGTTGTTGACCGTCATGTGATGGTTGAGAAAAACGGAGTTCGTAAATCAATCAAACCATGGGCAGATAACGCTGTTGTATTCTTAACTGATTTAATGGTAGGAACGTTAACTTATGGTCGTTTGGCAGAAGAAACTTTCCAAGATAAATCTGTTGATTATGCTAAAGTTGATGATTTCATCTTGGTTTCTAAGTATCATAAGAATGATCCAATCAAAGAATTCACTTCTGCACAAGCCTTAGTGTTGCCGGTAATCAATAATGTAGATTCAATTTACATAATGGATGTTACCGATGCAGAAGCTACAACAGGACAAACTGAAGGTGATGCAACAATCACAATCTTTGGCGATTCAACTGTATTGGTTGAAAACTTAGTTAACGCTTTAGTAGCAGTTGGCAAAGTTGCTACTACAGATATGACAGATGTTGAATTGATAACACTTGTTAATAAGTTGTCTAAAGCTAAAGAATTGGAGTTAAGAGCAATATTAGAAATACCTACAGTTAATGCAGGTAACGATGATACTGCGAATGCTGCAACCAAAGCTTTACTAGGAACTGCAACAGCAGCAGAAGGTAAAACAATAGCATCTGTACAATGGTCTCAGGTTTCTGGACCAAACACAGCCGGATTCTCCGCACCAACAGCATTAAGTACAAACGCAACCGGATTAATTACTGGAGTTTATGTGTTTAGATTAACTGCTACTGATAGTGCCGGAACTGTTGCTAGTGATACTGTAACAATAACCGCTACTGTAGCATAATAAAAAGTAAATGTATTCTGAAAGTGCCATAAATACGTTAATCAACAGAATAAGTTGGGGTTTGCCTCAAGAAGCATCCTTTGTAATTGAGTTAGACAATTCAAACAAAACAGGAACTTCCGGGAGAAACTTCCAAGCATTCCACCAACTTGTAACTGTTGAGAATGTTTTTGCTGCTATTGAAAACACAACAGCCAATGCCGTTGAGTTTAACGCAATTCTTTCAGACATTAGAAAACAAGCCGTTCTTTCAATTTTACCAATGATATTGGATAAGCATGAGGATTATAATTCAAATGTTGACTACTCTAATACCATAATTGAAAAAGCGGTTTTGTTTGATGATGCCATCGGATATAAAGTTGCTGTTTTGGTTCTTGAGTTATTCATGAGCACCAAAAGGAGAAACTTATCCGAGATAAACGCAAAGCTTGCAATCGGTAATTTAAAACTAGAGGTTGAAGGGTTTCGTAATGAAAGAGGTGCATTAGTCGCAAAAGGATTGGTTCAAAAGCTTGATTTAGCATTACAAAAAGCATCAAAAAAGATTTTCCCATTTAGCATTGTTGTTAATAATGCATCAAACAATTGGTAATGAATTATAATCAGTACAAAGCCGTTGGAATAGACAAAAAGATATTGCTCATTCAAAATGTTTTGAGTAGTAGCTTAGGTTTTACAAACGTTGATTATTTTGGAAGAGTTCAAAAAACTTTACAAAAAGACAGTAAAACATTCATTCCGGAGGTTCACATTTCAAATACTGAGCGTAAATGCGTTTACTACAATGATAGCGAAGCTTTAGGAGGTAGTGTTTTCTTTGTTGATGATACTATTCATAAAGCTTTGACAGGAAATGAATTTGAAACAAAGGTTAAGATTGTTTTTATGTTGAATTTAAACAATCTAATATCAGGTGCAAATTACAGACAGGATGCTGAGGTTCAGGAAAAGTGTTTAAAATTCGTAAAATCTTTGAGAATAATGGAAGTCACAGAGCTTGAAAAAGGTTTTTCCAATGTACTTAAGGGATTCAATTTAGAAGCAATTAAATCAAGCGACATTCAGCCTTATCATTGCTTTTCGATCAATGGCATAATCAAATATAATTTTAGTTGTTAACCTTATAAAAAATATACACTATGAGTTTAATCGTAGAATGCTCAAAAGCAGAGCAAAGTCAAAAAAATACAGGTGCTAAGGAGCAATGCTTGGAAGGTGTTGTTATCCGTCACGCAATTGCACCAGACACGCAAGAGTTTGAAACAGTTACGGCTGCCAAAACCTTAGCCACTTGGAAAACGCAAGTTGCAGCAAAACAAATCATTCCACTTTACGAGATTGAAGAGTTAGCTGTTGCTGATACTGAAGATACATTCTTCGAAGGTAGAGAGAAAAGATATAAAACCGCAAACGGTAAGAAAATCAGAACTTTCAATTGCTTTTTAGGATTGTGTTCTCACAACGCATTAAAATCGTATAACGGTAAAAAAATGCGTATTTATGAGTTTACAGATGCTCAAGAAATCAAAGGAACTACTCCCGATGGAGTTAAAGTTAGAGGTCAGTTAGTGACTATCGAAGTTGGAAAACGTGTTGATGCTATGCCTGATAAGCCAGCATTTACACCTGTTACTTTAACTTATGCTGATTACAATGAGTTTGAAGATAGCGGTGTTATCTTAAAACCAACTTGGTCACAAATCGAAGTACAAGGTATTTTCGATGTTGATTTAACATTGGTTTCTGCTTCTGCAACATCTTTGAAATTTACAGTTTCTGCAGGCTGTTCAGGTGATGATAAAATATCATCATTTACATCTGAAGATATTACATTGAAAACAGCATTGGGAGTTGATGTAACTCATTCTTTTGTCGCTGCAGATGGTAATGGAGTTTATGAACTTACCGGAACCGGTTTTGTAAATACACTTGTAATCGACTTAAATGGAATTGTTTCTCAACCAGAAGCAATCTATGAAAGTACCGGGGCTTTATCAGTGACCGGAATTTCTTAATAGTATTCCACTATGGCAAGGCACAAGTATAAAGGTATCACTTTTGCCGATGGTTGGAGTGGTACATTCGAACAGTTTAAGTCAGAGTTTGAAAACACTCATGTATTTAGAGGTTTAGAAGCAAAACAAAGATTGTCGGAAATGAAAAAGGTTTTCAATCAGATTACTAAAACAGATCCGACAAAGGAAAAGTAAAAAATTAATTTACTGTATAAGAGGCCGTATAAAGTGTTCATTCATTTTATATCGGCCTTTTTTTATAAAATAACAATGGCCAACTTCCAAGATCAATTAATAAAATCAAAACGTATCGATGCTAATACAGTATCGAAAGAACTGTTTGACTTTATCAGGTCAATATCAAAAGAATTGATTGAACTAAACAAAAAACAAATCAATGAAGACTCACAAGATATCTACGGTAATGCAATTGGTTTTTACTCAAGAGCTACTGAATTCTTGACGTTAGGAGCAAAGAAAGCCGGAGAACCATTTACCGGAGAAGATACTGGCTCTTGGCTTGCAAAATTCTATGTTACTGTTTTAGATAACACTTTTTATTTTGGAAGTACGGACCCAAAAACCGATGATATTTTAGATTCTCCAAATTGGCTTTCATCTGATTTATTCGGACTTACTGATGAGAATTTACAAATGGTTATCGACACCAAGTTTTTACCATTCATAAAAGAATTTTACAGAAAATCACTTGACTTATGATTTATACAACGCTTCGAGTTTTACCAATGGTTTTGTTTGATGAAATACTATCATCAGGAAATTATCTTTTGCTCTCAACAGAACCCGATTTAAAAGAAGAAGATCATGAACAACTTCAACTTCTTTGGGATGAGCTCAATGATGAATTTCAAGATAAATACAACCGGCAAACAAAAGATAAATATTTCAATGTTGACAAAGAAGTCACATATCAATCAAGACGGTACGAAATAATCAATTCGGCCTGCGAATCGCTTTTGTTTGATAAGAATCAGGATTTAATTGATTTGTTAATCGAGCAAGGATATACCCTTAGGGATGAATTTTATTTACAGGATTTGGAAAGAATCAAAAAGCAATCTCAAGGCATTATCATTAAAATTAACTCTTTGATTGATACGCTTCCAAAACCAAAGCCAGGACAATCGAAAAGTGATGATTACTCTATCATTGATATCATGGCCGGATATGTATCTGTTTTAGGTTTTGATTTTGACTTTTACGAAATATCAGTTGAAAAATTTAAAGCCTTAGAAAAAACGGTGCAACGAAAAATTAAAGCAATGGAATCCGCTAAACCTAAACCGAAAAAGAAATGAGCACAGGACAAATAACCCGTAAAGAAATAATAGAAGACGAGGCGTTAAGATGGGGCGAAGATTACGCTAAACTCATGGAAAAGGCTATTGAGAAAAACAAAGAATTTGTCGGCTCAATTTTAGCTTTAAACGAGGCAAACAAACAAGTAAGAGGATCAGGAA